AAGCATTGCTATTTTCTGGATCAAACTGAAAAGGCATAATTAATCTTCTTTGATGCAAAATACCAAACTCTGGTGTAGGCATATGTATGAATCCAAGATTAGAAGAAAATGGTTTTTCAAAAGTTACTGTGTTACTACCAGCCGATAAATCAGCTACATTTAAAACAAAAGTAAATGTTGTAGTAGATATTGTGCTTACTTTTACCTTAACATCAACTGCTAATCCACTTACTATAGAGCCAGCACTACCTGCTACAGTTACAGTAAGCTCCTCTCCCTCTTTTAATTTTGCAATATTTCCTGTTGTAGTTGTACAAGTACAAGTGCCATTTGATACCGCAACTTCTGAGCAAGCTATAGCAACCTTTTGTGTAAAAGCTCCACTTGAAACAGCAGTAAATTTAGCAGATCCTAAACTATTTATGTCATTAGCAGCGAGGTCTATTTCTAATGCCACCACACCTGTAGTACCACTACCTTTTCTAAATATGTATACTTTATTAAAGGCTTGTATCATATTTACTGTATCACTAATCAATATATTCGTATCATATGGTATATCTATAGATGTACTAGGATCAGATACTTTGATAGCTACTGCCTTTACATTAGTAGCTATTATTATATAACTTTCGTTGTTATTAGAATTAGGATCAGAAAAACTACATGATCCATATACTTGATTTACTGCATCATCATTTAATATTGGATACTTTACAGTTACAGATGCATCAGCAGCTCCAGTAAAACTCCCTGTTACAGTTAATTCATTTGTCGCTGTTTTTGTATATGGTTGGTCTCCATTTGGATCAGGATTTGAAATACCAGATACATTAGATAGATTAATAGTACCACTATTTGCATACAAACTTCCAGTTATATTTGTTATGACCAAATTGCCACTATTACTATCAGGATCAGCTATTGCCGCATCTGTATCGTCTGCCGCTAAAGTAAAAGGCAAAACTAATGCATCAACACCAGTTGCTATAGGCGCACCGATTGAATCAACACCTTCTCTTAGATTCCATGATCCTGTTCTATCCAATCTAGCATTATTACATTCAGCAAGCATACCTGCTGCTAACTGATCTGGGCGCAAGCGATTATTGAACCCAATAAAACCTAAGTCTAGGTCTTCTAAGGCACGATCATCTTTAGGTCCATACTTGTCGTATCTAGGCATTTATAATGCTATTGATTTCTACCTTGTCTTTTGGTTCTCTTAACTTTTGGTGCTGGTTTTGCTCCACCCTTTTTTCTACCTGCTACTCTAGTTTCCTTGGATATTTTAGTCTTAGGAGTTACTGTAACAGTTCCCTTTTTGCCACCTGTCCCAGCACGAGTAGCACCAGATTTGGTTTTTGTTCCAACAGTTTTTGTTGTAGCTGGGGGTGTGGTTGTAGGTGCAGTTTTTTTACCAAGTAGTCTAGATAAGGCTGCTTTAAGCTTTGTAGCTTTTAGAGAAGGCTTACCTTTTCTGGCTTCCTCTATTCTCTTTTTTGTTAATTTGTTCATGATTTTTATTTATTTAATTGTTAACATTTCCATCTTTTGAGGGCTAATGCCTTTCTAGTTGGACGACCTTTTGAGTCTTTCATCGGTCCTTTTACACCAGCCATTCTAGCACAAAAAGATTTTTTACGAGCAAGTCTTTTACCTTTTGGGTTAGACTCAGTTACTGGTGCTTGTAAGTTAGCACCAGTCTTTCTCTTAAAATATGCTCTACCTGCCGCGGTCAGTCCACCCTTCTTTGACTTATGTTCTTTTCTCATGATTTTACTTTAGCCCTAGGAGTATTCGCAACAACTGTCTTGCCCCTTCTTTGTCCTGACTTTTTCTTTCTTGCTGTTGCAGCTCTTTCAGCCTTCGAGAGAGACATTGCTTTTGCTCGTGGTAAACATCTGTCTGGCATTTTTTTGTTTTTAGATGTTCCGCACTTTCCCTTAATACTGCCATCTACTCCAATCCTAACCCAGTCTTGTTTTAGCCAATTTTTGAGTTGTCCCATTACCTGCCCTTTCGTTTACCCCCCTTGGCTTTCTTAGCATAGTTAGGGTCTTTACAATACTTTGATGCCGCTAAATTAGCATAAGCTGATGGATATGTATCGAATGTTCGTCTAGCCCATGCCTTACCTTCTGGGCATATTTTACCACCAGATTTACCTTTTTTGCCTATCTTAGTTCTAGCCATTATCTTTTTCTTCTCAATGCTCTGAAATCTGCACCAGTAATTTTATCTTTTGGGGCAGCCGCACTTGCTATTTTTTTTTGTTTTGGTGTTAGCTTTTTTTTTGTAGGTGGTCTACCTCTTTTTTTACCATATGTTCCTTTACCCTGTGGCATAATTTACTTTCTCCTTTTAATCATTATATATATTAATATTGCGAATCCAGCAATAAGAGCATAAGTTGATTGCTCTGGTATTACTAAATCAGCAGAAAGTCTATAGTCTACTTCGTCCCAATTATATTGAGTACCTTCATATAATAATCCATCATATTCATGGTATGCCCATTCAGGTATAGAGGGAACATAAAAATAATTTAGATCACTATTAATAGTAATGCTTTGTTCTAATTCAAATTCTGGTTCAACGATTAATAGGGGCTTGTGTTTTACTGGTTCTGATAAGGTCATTTTTTAAATAAAGAGGTAAAGATTGATGCAAAACTTAGAAAGAATTTTTTGATAAAGTTGTCCTTAGGTAAGAACATCATTATGATAGATATTATACCAATGTAGGCAAATGCCATAGCCATTAGATCATCTTTATAATTACTTAATATATATTCTATCATGATATTGGTGATATTGGTGTAATATTAGAGTGAGGTTTAATATCATCTATTGTATCAATAGGTGTTTCTATTATAGGTAATTTATCATTGACTTCTCTTGTCTCTGATTCATCATCAGATGATGTTTCTTGAGATTCTTCTGTACTTTCAGCTTTTTGTTCTTGGTCTTGTTGTTGTTTGGCTTGTTCACTTTCTTCTGAATCGCCTTCCTTAGATGAATTTTCTCCTTTTACTTCTTGCTCTGTTTTTTGTGACTCTGACGATTTATCAGTTTGTTGTGGCTGATCGCTTTGAGCGGATTTTTCGGAGGAAGAACTATTGGAAGAAGCAGCGGGTTCAGGTGTGGAATCCTGAGAAGGGGCAGATTGAGTGGCGGTCTGTGGTTGTGAGGAAGCCTCTTGAACAAAATTCTGAGCCTCAGCAATCTTCTCAGAAATAACTTCTTGCCCCCAATCGTTAAGAGTAGCAAAGTCCACAAAGTTATCAATAAACATTGGGACTTCAAATCTTTCCTCTATTACATCTTGAGCGACCTCTGCTACAAAAACTTCAGTACGATCCTTTGCTATATCTACTTGTGTTACTGCCGCAGTAGAAACCGCTACAGTACCAGCAGCTCCAAGTTGTGAGACTTGGGTTACTACAGGTAAGTCTTTGATTCTTTCAATTAAAGATTTTTTAAGAGCTTTAGCCCCTTCTCTAGCAGACTCTTGAGCTTGCCCAATACTTTCTTTAATGTCTGAGGAATCAGTTTGAGAACCCTTGTCACCAAGCACTTGAGTGATTGAATCCCTAAGAGTTCGCAATTCTTGTTCTGCTTTCCTGTTATCCATTTACATAAACATTTCATAATTATTTACTTACTGCTGCACTCCCGAAATAAAACGAAATAATACTTATGACCGCTGTCTTAATCTCTGGGAGTATGAGATATCCGTGCAAGGTCTGATAGCTAGTACCAGAAGATAGACCAAACCATTTGCTGTATTCAGCAGCTACTGTGATTCCTTCTTCACTATGAGCTAAAATAAAAGGTGCTATGATTACTCCGAATAATACAGTCAGTACAATAATTCTTCGTGTCCAAGCACCAAAGGCATCTACCCTTTTTGCAGCTGCATCTGCACTACTATCCATAGCTTGTTGTCTTTTGATCAAGCCTTCCGTTACGGCAGCTTGGTTAGCCACCATAGTTCCTATTAATTTAAATATAAAGCCAGAGAAACCTCCTCCTAGCATCGCTAATAATTCTGTACTCATTTCATCTCCTTGATTAATTTATATATAGATAGTGCTAAGAATATAAGTGTAGCACACCCGACAATAAGACTAACCACTTGGTTAATCTCTTGTAGCCCTAGGCAAGCGAAGAACCCCGCTGAACCCATTGCTACTCTGCCAGTCATTGCTTCCATTTATTATTCTCCCTCTGTTGGAAATGTGACATCAGTTACTATAGCTGCTGTCTCATCGTCTGTTAGTTCGTATCCGTTTACAAGTAGTGCATACTTTTCATCAGCAGTTACCCGAGGGTAAGTGTGATAACGAGTGCCACTACCAACTGTGTGGTAAGCATAGCCTCGTCTAGCACCCTCTGCATCTGCTTTTACTAAAGCATCATCTAGTGTTTCGTATACTAAGTAATTTATTGTTTCTTCGCTCATAATTATGAAAGTGTTATATTATAATGATTTGCTATTTCTGATTCTATTGTTGTTCTATCTGAAGATAAATCAGAGTTGTAAATAATAACTTCATTGTAGTGTGCTAATGGATGACTAGAGGTTTGGTCAGATGGGGTTCTACCAATTCCATCAAGTGTATCGGCTTCTGCAACATCTAAATCTACAATTGTGTATAATACTTGAGAACCAGTTCTCAGAGCAGTTCTTGCTTCTACTCTCGTTCCAAATGTAGCACTTGCTCCATTAACAAATTGAGAACCAACACTAGCATTAACATAAACAGATGTGCTAGATGAGTTTATCATAAATGGAATCATAGAACCACCAGAACCAGCTGCTGCTGAACCACCAAGAACAATGCCACTACTTTGAGTTGTATCAAAATTAATAACATTAAACACAGTAGCATCAGTTAAAGTCAAGTCCGTAAAATCCAACTCATCATTACCCCCATCAAATCTCACAGATGGGCTACCATTACTCTTACATATACCACCATTTT